CGGCTAGCCGCCCAAAATATTGCGACAAAATATCCAGAAAAGAAAGATACGGCTATAACGACAAGCATCATTTTTGCCCAAACCGCAAGGCTGTCAATCCAATCGCATGGCACCTGATACTCCATAGCCTCTTCAGTTTTGATGTCTGGCGGCACTTGTGTCGGCTTAACTCTGCGCCTAATTGCCGCGTTTGCCCTTCGTAGCTCTTTGTCAATGGTCATCTGCTTCCCCTTCAAACCGTTTAAACATTGATTAGTTTTCAAAAATCCATTCAAGCGCATCGTTTAGTAGTTGATCTGCGCGCACAAAACCAGCAACAACACCTGAAGCTATTAGCGCCGCCACACCACCAACAAGAAGTGCTGGACCAAAAAAAACTATCACCGCAACTTTAATTGTCTTTTTCATCCATGTTCTCCCGACGTTTTTCAATAAAAGTGTCTGCAAAAGTCATGGCGTCATCCAGTATGGCTTTCATTCTGAATTTAGAATCAATTGGTGTTCCGCGAGACACGACTGCGTGACACAAAAGCACCGTCATTAAATCTTTAATGCCCTGCTCGTCTCCGTATTTTTTATTTGCAGTCATTCGGTGCCCCCACTTGTTTTAAGGCGCAACTTTTCCAATTCATCTGCCGTAATTTCTGCAAACGAAGCTCCTGACGGAAAGCGCATTTGCGCGGCGCGCATTGCGTTGATTGCTTCAATGGACGCGCTGACTGCATCATTAAAACCAGCAGTGTATGGATCGCCGTCGCTCATCTTTGCGGATAGCGCCTCTCTTACAACTTGTGTCATTGATCTGTTGTTTGTGGCGGCAAATTTCTTTAGTCGCGCCATATCCTTAACAGATATGTAAGTCATAAAAGGACGCGTGTTAGAAGTTGTCATCATCCATCCTTTCTGTGTACTCTTGTAAGAGTTGATCAAACCTTGACTTAGCGTTTGCATTACCATTCAGCTCACTGCGCGATTGAATGCCGCACCGTTTACACAGCTCATTTGCAGCCTCATCTTCAAAGGTTGCGTTTAAAAACTGTTGGAATGATTGAGTCTTGCAAAGCATTGCCGCTTGTTTGACACGGTTGTCATAAACGGTAGGGGACTCGTCGTCTTGTATTCTGACAAGCGCACAACCGTACCTAGCCCCAACAAAATCCCTTAGTAACTCTTCTGGGATTTCGTCAGGGTGAAGGGATAGCGTTAAAACGTAACCTGTGCGGTCTTGCTTTAACGCCACCTTTCTAGCTTCAAACTGTAAAGCCATTTCAACAACTCTTAGAAAGGGATGTCGTCATCAAAGTCTGCGCTTGCTCTCTTCTGTGGCGCAGGTGCTGACGGATTCATTGGCACGAAACGATCAACAGCCAGTGACAGATATGTATTGCCCTGAGAGTCGACTTTCTTCCAGCCGCCAAGCTTGATGATGGTCAGACCGTCTTCTGTGCGGAAGTTGGTTGTGTCATTCAAGTTGACTGCGATTTCACCCCAATAGTCCGATGACTTGGGTGACTTCTTGACCTTGGTTGCACGGAGGCTACCACCGTCAGGATATGGTTTGAATTTAGGCTTGTCCATCTTCTTTCTCCTTTAATTGCTTCTTGATATCAGCGAAGCGGTTGCGAACTTGTGAATACAGGTCGGGGTTAGACGCTTTGAGGGCATCGACCTTTTCCTGATTTGCTTTCCAGTAACTGTTTAAAGACGGAATGTCTTCACACAGTTTTGTGTACTCAATCATCATCTCTACAAACAATGCGTCAGATGCGCCCTGCTCAACAGAATCGGTGACCACCTCAATATCGGCTTGGGCAGTCTTATCCTTTGACACAACGGTGACAGATGCCTTGGTCTGATTGGTGTCAATAATCTCTTCCGGCATATCCTCTCCGCTATATATGTATAGACCCAAGCCATGAAGGCTTAGCGCCTTGGTCATACATCGCATAATCGCAGTGTTAACCGCAAATGCATCGGGGTTCAGGATGGGCTTATTACGATAATCCATGACGGGTAGCTGGCAAGTCATAGGCTTGTCAAACATGGTCACTGTTACCCATACCATCGCAGTCCCATTGATATCCATGTAACATTTGCCATTGAACATCTCGACATTGAATACTGCCTTGGGGTCTGCCTTGAGTGCTTCAGCCCAAGCCCAAGCCCAAGACAAATACGTCAAGCCATTCTTCTTTTCCGTCTTGTCGTTTACATTGATCCGCAAAAGATCGACGGGTGTGATTTCGGTAGTCATTTAAACGCTCTCCTTTTTAAGTTCAGATTGATACTGCGTACACCACTTCGCGACTTGGCAGTAATTGCCCGCGCAACGTGTGTATTCGCCGGGTCTTGTTTCGACATATCCTTTTTCCTTTTCTGCCAATTCGTTGGCTTCTTCAATGGTTGTAAATAGCTTGATCGCAGTCTTGCGACCCTCCCTCTTCACTGCGTAGACGGTTTCTTTTGCCCATCTTTCCTCGTCAGTACACAATTGCAACTCTTCCCCAAAGTCATGTTGCATCTTGGCTTCCCGATGCATTTCCAAACGATCCCGAATGTAGGTCTCTGTCTTGACAGAGTCCCACAATGGGAACTCCAGCATTACCGCCTCTGCCTGTGGATAGCGCTCGTTGCGGCTTGCGCTGTTCTTGTCAAAGTCTTTTATGAATGCGCAGACACGCAAACCAATCACTTTTGTCTTCTTAACCGTCTCGACCAGCCACTTGTAGATGTTTAGCTGGGTCTCCCAAGACGACTGGCTATTCATCGCAGACCATGCCTTAACAAACTTGTAGTCGGTGATGATGACGCCATTTGGCGTTATCTCTTGTAAGTCTATCTGACCACTGAACGTAACGTCATTGATGTGAGCAAAGATGCGCTCCTCGTTGATGTGGTTCTCTATCTCATGCGATTCCAGTTTGCCGTGCATGAATGTGCCAAACTGACTGGCAATCAACTCTGTAGCATCCATTTCAATCACGTCATCATACTGTTCGCGCAACCGTTTAATTCGCGGTGGCGCTATAACTTCTGTTACGCTATACTGAGACTTGCCTTTGCTGTAGTAGTTCCTTGTCAGCAAAGCCACGACAGGAGCCGGTAGTCCTTGCTTGTTAGTAATGATCATCTTCTTCCCCTTGTTGTTTTCGTGTGCGAACAGTCATAATACTACTATCAAAAATAATATGCAAGCGATTTCGATAAAAATATTTGGTGAGCCTGCAAGCAAGGCTAACTCAAGACGACTTGTGGCGTTTGGCGGAATGTCTAGGCTTATCAAGTCAGCAAAAGCATTGAGCTACTCTGAGGCGTTTAAACAGCAATGCAGCCCGGCAGCGGAGCTTTTTACCTGCGATGTTCGGGTCACAATGAAGATTTACTACGCCAGCAGACGACCGGACTTAGATGAGAGCTTGGTGTTGGATCTGCTACAGGGCGTGGCTTACGCTAATGATAGGCAGGTAAAAGAAAAGCATATCTATTGGGGGCTGGACAAAGAGTGCCCTCGTGTAGAAGCCTTGATAGAAGCAATCGCAGAAGTTGCTCCAAAAAAACGCCCACCAGTTCCAGCCGATGGGCAAATGGGGAAGGATAACCCCACCTTGTCGGAGAAAAACAAGGCTGCGCTGAAATCAACAAAGCGCAGGATTAAATCTTAACAGAGAGGAAGAAAAGATGCTAAAAATTGATGGCTTCGATGACGCAATTATTGGGGTGGCTACCCCTTGGGTAAACCAAAGCAGGGTGGATGTGCTGGTCTACGATGCCGAAAGAATCAGGGCGATCCTTATGAAGGATGGCATGACCGCAGAGGAGGCTCGTGAATACATCGAGTTCAACATAGAGGGTGCATACGTTGGTGACGCGACTCCCGTCATCTGTTGGACAGAAGACCACTATGACATTTAAACGCTCTTAAAATTTTTTATAGGAGGTTGTTGACAGCAATCTTTTCTGTGTTATATTTTCTTTACTGCGAGATGGAAGTCGCAGGTAAAACCGTTAAGTCAGGCTCCGGCCCCGTAAGGGGCGGCATCACAAAACAAATAAAACTGTTTTTAGATGCTCTTCCACCGGGGTCTGTCTTAACGGTTTTTTTTGTCTCGGACTCCACCCGTTAGCAAGAGGTTAACCCGCCTGCGTGGAAGAAAAGGGTACACGGTATGCCAATGGCTAGGGGGCAGTTCCCGAATAATCCGTGCGACTGGTCGAGCCATCAGGTCGAGGGGCTTATCGAAAGATAGCATGATGGTGCCGTTTAGGCGGGTGAACCTCCCCTCTTACTCCACAGCGCATGGGGTAGGGGGGTCTTTGGGGTGAAACATAACAAAAAGCCCCTCAAGGGGCTATTACAGGGGAAGAACATGGAAATTCCGTTGAACGCGGGCGAGCTGATACTTGCGGCGCATCATTCTGGTCTTATAGAGGGCGTAAAGATGATGCAGAACCAGAGAGGCGTACTAAACAATAATCGAATCTGCGACCAAGGCGACTTTGCCATCCACTACACAGGGATGCTTGGCGAAATCGCAGTAGGCAAGGCTATAGGTGTAAACGTTAGGACTGACCTTACATTTGCTGGTGACGGATTTGTTGATATGTTTTATGATAAACAATCCATTCAGGTCAAAACCAGCACTCATGCTTATCTCAAGCCAGATCAGATACGTTATCTCATCTTCACAACGCTTGAAGAGTTCAGCACTGATTGGGCTGTTCTTTGTTCTGTTAAATCCCCCGCTCTTGTAGTCATTCACGGTTTCGTCAGTCGTAAAAAGTTTATGGCTAAACAGACAAAACAAAACTTTGGCTACGGCGATAGATTTTGTTTGGATGAAAAGTTTTTAACACCGATTGAGCGCTTCCAAGAAGCCGTAAGGAGTAGCAATGCCTCGTAACTACAAGCAAGAATATACAACGCAAAAAGAGCGCGGTGAGCATGAAAACCGAATGGAGCGCCAACGTGCGCGTCGTAAGTTGGATGCAGAAGGCGTCTCCCGTAAGGGCAAAGACGTTGCGCACAAAAAAGCTTTGAGCAAGGGAGGGTCAAATGCTACTGGCATCACCCTCCAATCACCAAGCAAGAATCGTTCGTTTAAACGTAACCCAGACGGCAGCATGAAATGATTGCCGAGCTGGTCGAGTCGACGTATTTCAACGAATCGACAAGGGTAGCTTGCCCTTTCTGTTCACCTGAGCGCAGAAAGAGCCGCAGTAAAGACATGACATTGACGCGCAAACATGATGGCGCGGTTGTCTATCACTGCCACCACTGTCAAACCAACGGCTCAGTGCAACCCCCAAAGGAATTTAAATTGTCCGCTGTCCCATCACCCACGGTCATACGCGAAAACGAACTTGACCAACAACACTACGCATGGCTAAAGAGCCGTGGCATATCAAAAACAACTGCGGACAAAATGAAAATTTTTGCCGCTGATAAATTTTTCCACAAGATCGGTAAGAAGACCCCAGCCATTGGCTTTCCTTACTACCGCAACGGCGTACTTGTTGCCGCAAAGTACCGATCGATCGACGCCAAGGACTTCATCCAAGACATCGGTGGCGCACACGACTTCTTTGGCATAGAGAATGTCAAGGTCGGAGAGCCAATTGTTATTGTTGAGGGCGAGTTGGACGCATTGTCTGCCATCGAGGCAGGGATAGAGAACGTTGTGTCGGTGCCGTCAGGCGCTCCCGTCAAGGTAGCAGACGGCAAGGTTCTCCCCTCAGAGGATAAGAAGTTCTCTTACGTCTGGAACGCTCGTGACATATTAGATAAGGCTCCCTACATAATTTTAGCAACCGATCAGGATAGCCCCGGGCAAGCGTTGGCAGAAGAACTGGCACGACGCATTGGTAAAGATAAGTGCCGCATCGCCAAGTTCAAGCACAAAGATTTGAACGAAATCTTAATGGACGATGATCCAATGGAAGATGACCCCCCATCAGCGCGTATACGCAAGGCGCTAGATGGAGCAGAACCTTACCCAATCTCTGGCTTATCCGATCCGAGCCATTTCCATGACCGTTTAAACGATCTTTACACCAAGGGAACAGGCAAAGGGTTTTCTACCGGCTACGCGTCAGTTGATGAGGTTTACACGGTAGCCCCAGCTCAGATGACGGTTGTGACGGGTTATCCCAGCTCCGGTAAATCCAACTTCGTAGATCAGATCATGGTCAATCTTGCAAAAAAGTCCGATTGGAAGTTCGCGATCTGTTCTTTTGAAAATCAGCCAGAAATCCACATCAGCCGATTGATGGAAATCTACACGCAGAAACGTTTCTTTGATGGCAAAGAGAGGATGAGCGAGCAGGAAAAGAATGACGCGTTTAAATGGGTACAGGATCACTTCCTGTTCATCGACACCAACGGTGAAGAACCAAGCACAATGGATTCGATACTTGAACGGGCGCGGGCGGCGGTTAAGCGTATGGGCGTCAGGGGATTAGTGATTGATCCGTACAACTATATTGACTTGGGCAGAAAAGACTCTACTGAGACAGAAGCAATCAGCAACATGCTGAC